GATGTGGTCAATTTGATACCCATCGAGCCCGTGTATTTGCCAATTCCTGAATTGGTCCCAATCGACGAAGAGTATCCCAGTGAAGCATCGACCATCACAGGGTCGACAGAATATTCTCAGGTAACACCGAGTTTTTACTTCATTGACGTTGAGCAAGCACGCCATGTGCGTGTGCCGTCAACGCCCTCCGTTTCTGATGCGACAGGTTCACTTTTCATGTCCATCACTCCACCATTGTCTACGTCTCAGAGTGTCGCTTCAACACAATTGCCCTCCATTGCATCATTAACAAGCACACACAACTCTTCACATCTTTCACATGTGACACATGAGACCATTCAATCTTTGCATTCGGAAGATGCAACCATCATAGATCGAGATCTTGGAGACGCCCAATCAGACCCTGGTAGTGATGCCGATTCTGATTCTGACGAGATGGCTCCCCTCATCTATGTACCCCGCCCCGACGCACCTGCGTATGGGCATTTTCTTGGTCCGTTGTTGGCCCAGATTAGAGAGGTGTTCCCCCGCATTATGGCGTTGCGTAATCCACAGGTCCACATACCTGAGGAGCATGGTGTTAACAACCATGTATACAACGAACCCGCAGTGCGTGAGATTATTGGTTTGATTGAACCGCGACCCGTTCCCGCCACGGTTGCCCAACTACCCTATGTCCATCCGATTGACATAGATACCATCGGCATTAACATCGCCGGGTTGAAGCGTAGTTCGCAAACACCGTGGTTGACAGAACGCAATCGTGAAGAGATTATGGCTTTGAGAGCAGCGGAGTTGAGTGAATGGGAGAGGTTCCAGGCAGATTCATTTGTTCCTGCTGGAATGACACGCCGAACACCAGCCGCCCTAAACGAGAATTTTATTTCTCGTCACGACCCCGCACTTCCTCTACCATTGGGTTTGTCTCGCTACTACTACAGTTATGGCGAGTACATCACGCCGTCTGGTCCAGATGCGAAGTGTGAGGTTGTCGGTGGCTGGCCACTGCAGCGTGACGCAATTGAGTACGTCACCATTTATTCCCAAGAGATGCCTTATTATAGGTCTTGGTACACGTTTTTCCGACAGGTGTACTTGTTTCTTGGTTTGGTGGCACTCCTCATTATCACAGCATACGCACTTCCCCATTTTGGGGTTACACAATCAGTTTGTTCCTGGGTTAGGTTTATTCAGACCATCATCATCGTTGTTAACACTTTGGTCCTTGAATACCGCCTGAACCCAGCTGGTCGTGAGTATTATTGCTGTATCCACCGCACCTTGATCCGATTTTTCTCTACGCCATTGCCCGTCATGGGGAACTTGAGCACATACACATCGCACAGCCGTGCACGATGCGTTCATGAACAATGGCTAGACGAGAGCAATTACATACGTATTGCTGGGGATCATAAAAGTTTCATCATACAGCCCGTCTTTACAGAGATGGTCTCAACATGTATGCTCCATGGCGCTGGGTCTAAAGATAAGGGGATTAACCGAGCAAATCAGCTCGAAGGACGATTAAAGCTATGGCAACTCGCCGATCCATACATTGCACAGACTTCTTTGGCACACGCCACGCAGCAGATGCAGGTGCTTCAAGCACGTAAGATCGACTTGATTCCAGATGCTGGGCGCTCCGGTCTGCCATTTGGCAGTCGGACACCCAAATAGCAATTAGACGGCACGGGGGCACACACAGTCCAACTCGGTCCATTCCGCGAGTTGGATACTGAAACCCCTGCCATATTTCCGTTCGTTGACAATGGCACTTTCCATTCACGAACGGAGAATCTAGTTGAGAATGGACAAAACATCCGCAAGCGCAAGTATTGGTCTGAAAATGGTTTACGTTTTCACGATCGCGAAGGTGAGATACGCACGTATCGAACATATTTTGGACCCTTCGTCTCATGCAAGAATACTACGTTTGGCAACAGCCCAAACAATGTCGAGATCGGTTCAATGCGTTTAACAAATTGCCGATTTCCACAACTACCCAATGCACTCGAGATTGAGAATGCATATCGTCACACACAAATACACATGTTGGGTAGCGGGCGTATCGGAGAATGGGGAAAGGTGATGGATGATTGGGTGGACTTCTATAAAGAAAAGATCAGAGAGAATTGTAGTGAATTTACCACTTACGAAGATGCTCTCAAAGCTTTTACAGAGGAGGTCCACCCTAAACGAGAGCTGCGTCGTCGTGCACACGATGAGACGTATGCTAATGGTCGAGAGTACCATGAAACTAATATCGAGAGCTGCACAATTAAGTTTAAATCCCACGAATTTGCGAAGGATAAGAAGAAGGGTCGTATGATAGGCGACCTGACTTCTCCCGGATGCATCGTGGCCGGGCCTGCAATTGCGAAGACCAAGGAAGCATTCATTACACCGTACACCACGTGCGATCACAACATGATGTTCATCAAATCCGCAGATGTAGGTAACTTAAGTGCAGCAATGAATACGCTGTTGTTCGATGACTGTAACCAGGCATTGTACCACAGCGACGATTCGTGTGTCGGGGTGCAGACAAGTGAAGGCAGAATATGCTGGAATTTAGACATTGCATCATGCGACGTAAGTCACGGACCGAAAATATTCGAATTAGCGCTCGAACTGACGGAAGATAGTGACATGGCACACCAATGTGTCATGAAAGGAGTGGCACAGTGCCACTTACCCGCTATCATTCCGAATCCATACAATCGCCACGAGAAGATTAAGCTGTTACATGACATAGCAGTTTTATTTTCTGGTAGTGTATTAACCACCCTTATAAACAACATCGCCACCTCACTTATTTACCTCAGGTTCTTTTATTTGTTGAGGAAGCGCGTGTTGTCACGCGAAGAGACAGAATGGCTTTTGATCGAAGCCGCCCAGGACATGGGTTATGTTGTCACACTCGAAGCGTGTATGACGCCAGAGGATGTCCAGTTTTTAAAACACTCACCTGTGATGACTGTTGACGGTTACAAAGCCGTACTGAACATTGGCGTCATTTTACGCACACTAGGGCAATGTGTTGGTGATATACCTGTCAAAGGGTATAAAAACAATTTGCCCGGGGCCGCACAGGCCTACAGCGCAGGCGTAGTTGCCGGTTGGGAGCACGCAGGTAATCACTCATTACTTGCGACCTTACGTGAGAAGTATCCCAATGGCACTGCAATACTCGGTGACAAAGCCATTAACAAGGTCACTGAGTTTTTAGACGATGCTGATATCGTCCGGCGCTATGGCTTACCCGAGTCCGAGTTGCGAGATTTTCTGAAGTGCCTGCGTGAGGCAAAGCTGGGTGACGAAATTCACTCACACTTCGCTGATGTCGTAATGAAGAAAGACTATGGGTATTAGATCACGTAGCACGCACGTTAACGTGTGCACCTCTGCACTTCACGAGCAGTTGTATTAAGTCCACACTTGTGGCACGACACCCAAGTGTGGCGAGTTGTAGTATCGTGGAACTACAAAAATCCGTGTGTATGCACGGTGGCAATGAGACCTGGGATGCCCTACTCATTGTCTTCGCAGAAATGCAGGGGTAAGTCCCCAAAACAAACCTGATGCGTCAACATCAGTCACACACACGTGTGTTAAGCCCACATTCGTGTGGCATAAGTCCGATTGGTTCGGCAGTGTCGCAAGGCACTTAAATCCCAGTGTATGGGTGGACATGTCGTCCTAAATCGCCATTAACTTGGCGTCCTCCGTGGGTATGCACCTTCATGTGCACACGGTAATCTTGGGCTGGTAACCCAAGGGATGGCTGGTCCAACATCCTTAAATATTGGCTACTAGTGAAGGAAAACACTTCCAAAACCTGGCATCGTGTCGTTCCGCGATACACTGCCC